CGAGCCCTTCCGCCAGAGCGCCGGCACTGTTGCTCGCCCCGATCGACGTGCCGGTCGCCTGAAACCCTTCGCGGAGCATGACGCCGTGATCCAGCCCCGCAGGAAGGATCGATCGAACAGGAAAGCCGCCCATCACAAAATCTCCGCAGTAGCAGTGCCGGTGAGCGTCGCGCGGATCTGCGTCGTGTCGTCACCGAAATAGGGATATTCGATCCGGTTGGTTTCGCCGGTCAGGCCGTAGCTTGCCACAGCCGGCGTCTCAGCGTTCAGGCCGTTGCGCGCGTCGATGGTGACGGTACCGCTGCCGGTCAGACGCAGGCGGTAGATGCTCGGGATGACGGTCCATTGACCATTGGGCAGCGGCTGTTGCAGCGCAGCCCGCACCGCAGCCGGATCGGCACTAATCAAACCTATCAAACTATCATCATAATCGGTCACGACATCGAACGACAATTCACCCGATGAACAGCTAATACGATACGAACGAATATCATCGAACGGGCCAAACACGCGCGCCGCACCGGTCAACGCAACGGGTGTGCCGGGCTCTCCACCGTTCACCAAACGCGTTACATGCCCCACGCCCGCCGATACGTTGAATTTAAGAACCTGCCCGGCCGGGACGAGAACCGTCGTGCGTTCATGAATACGAAGAACGCTCATACCACCGGTTCCTTATCATCAATATTGCGATCGGTGTCGTTGTCGGACGGCACTTCTTTAAGCAACCGTTCGGTTTCGCGTTCGGCGTCGAATTCAGGCGAATACACACCGCGACGCTTCTTTTCTTCCCACAATGTTTCGCGCGAGATATCGCCCCGATCGCGATCAGCGTCCAAACTCTCCAAATCCTTACCGTCAAGGAATTCGTCAAATTCGGTATAAACGTTGACTTCCGCTTCGTAACTCTCGTTCAGGAAAAGCGCGGTAAACACGAACGCATTCTCCAACGCATCCTTCAATTGATACGCCCACGCCTTGATTGCGCTCTTGGCTTTGCCTGCGGCCTGTGCGCTGTTGATGACGGTCATGGACGAGGATTGCGCGGTCAGTGGTTGACGTGCCAATTCGCGCAATTGCTGAATTGTTTCTTTCACGTCATCGGCAAGGAATTTCATGATCGCCGCGTCGGGCTGGACGAATTCCCAATTGCCATGTTGCCCCGATCCATCGGGCGGCGCGTATAGTGTGCGGTTCGGACCGATCGGCAAACGTGCGACCGTCTTACCATCCGCCATCATCGGCGGCTTCACACCGTTGCCGGCAAGCATGGAATAAGCGCCTAGATGCTTATTCCATTTCAGCGCGCTTTCCTGCTGATAGACTTCGATTTGCAAATCCGCAGCGTCGCGCATCGCCGGGAAGAACCGCCACGATCGACCATCACGCCGCGCCGTGTAAAACGGCACGAGTGGAATGCGACCGATGGTGACAATGCCGGTTCCACCTTCGACAATGTGAAATTGCGTGCGTTCGGCACCTTCGTTGATCCACTGATCACGCTTTTCGCGCAATTCCCAACGAACGGTGCCGTTGGGCATACGCTCGAATATCCGCACTTGATCCGGTTTGCCGGGCTCATAGATGCGTGCATAGGTCAACGTTTCGATACCGTTGATCATCGTGGAGCGCGCTTCTAGGACGTTGCGTCCGAGAATGTGCGACCAGTACGGACGGACGCCCGACGCCTTGCGATCGGCGATGGTGACGATTTTCGGATCAAGCGGTGGATGATCCACCATGATCCAATCGATTGCGCTGTTGATGCCGTTGAAAAACGTTGCGCTTGCGAATACGGTCAGATTGTTGTTGCTGCCATCAACGTTTTCGATGAATTCCGTGATCGAGGCGGGAACGTTTTCGCCAACCAACGAAACTTCTTCTTCGAACGGCTTGGACGCCAAACCTTCGACCGTATCGCGATACACGTTCGTAAGCTTGGTCATTTTCTTGCGAAACGTGTATTCCGTATCATCCTCATCGACAAAGCGCGGTAGATATTTGTCGCCGGCAAGTCGAAGCGCATTAATCCCATCGACTAGGGTGTCGCTCAAATCCCAATATTCCAGCATCGCGGCACTATCAGCCGAACGCTTCAACATCGCATCGTTCGTGGTTGCTTCGTAATTCTGACGCGCCGCCGCGACCGCTTCGGGCGTGGTTTGCATCGTGCTAGGATTGGTCGCACACGCTACGGGAAAGCTGGAAAGGTTCATCCGCTGTAAGACCCTATCAGAACTTGCCCGCTATCGTCCGGAGCCGGGAAGAACGCCTGAATAACAGCGTCCGCAAGGTTTGGCGAGCGCGTTCCATCGGGCTTCTTATTTACCACCATCCTAAGCCCCGTGGACGTGCCGGAAGTCGGTTGCGCAAGCTCTTTCATCAACGGCGCGAGCGACGCACCTAAACCGGCGCTATCCAAGCTGATCAACTCGTCAGCCGGATATGACGGCGGCAACTCACCATCCTTTACCGGCTGCATCATGCGCCACGTCTTATAGAAACGCGTCCGGATCGCCCACCATGCTTGCGCCTTCATGTTGTAAAAGAAATCACGATTTAACAACGATTGATCATCGTCGGGAATGATACGATCGAACGGATTGACCACCTTGCCTCCCGCATTCCACGGTACGAAATTGACGCTCGCGCGCGTGATGATCTTGTCATCGACCAATCGATTATATTCGGACTTGACGCCGGCACCTACGCCGATGCTGTCATATTCGCATGTGATGCCGGGATGCGCTCGCAACGCCGCTAGGGTGCGCCGTGTGGTCACGCCTGTGTCACGCTCGCCCCATTCCTCCACCGATCGCAGGATAACCCACTGGCGAACGGCTAGGGCGTTCCTGTCCATGCCCTCATCCGCAACGTCAAGCCCCGCCATCCACAGATTAGGCGGCTGCACCATGAGCGCCGGAACCTTCGTGTGCGCGTCGATCGCTGCCAATATCCAATTGTAATCAATGATCGTATTCTGGACGGCAGCGGAATAGTTGCGGTCAACTTCTTGCGCGAAAACATGCAACATGCCTTCACGTTCAGCCATCGCGCGGCGGCGATCATACCATTCCTGATCTTTCTCCGGATGATCGCGCCAATCGAATACGAATACACGCGTGAAACCATTATCGATCATTTTACCGGGCGACCAATCAACGCCCGCTTCACGCTTGCGATGAAATACGTTACCGAGCCCGTTGACGGACGAGATATCAATCTGAACGTTGGTGTTGTCACCTAGCGCCGCTTCGACTTTCTCCGCACGCTCATAATGCGCGCTTTCATCCTTGACGTAACGCTTTTTACGACCGCCACGCCCGATATTATCGCCACTTTCGCCTGTGATTGTTGATCCGTTATCCGGATTGATCAACTTCATAAACGTCGCATGTTCGCGCGGCTTGAAACCATCGGGCAAGAACACGTCGGGCAAACGACGGATCAACAGCCGCATTTTCTCGAATATGCTATCCGGATCGCCAAGCTTATCGACCAATTCTTGCTTACGCGATCCCCAACCTGTCGCGTCATCATCATCGAACAACCAGCAACACACACTATAGGCGCACAACAGCCACGTCGCGCCGATATCGCGGCACTTCTCGACCAGCCCGTTCGCTTCGTCGCGGTCTAATTCTTCGATGAACTGGACGAATTCAGCTTGGCGACGGAACAGGACGAACGGTATCCATTTCTGACCTTTCTTGCGCGGATTATAGGTGTCCATCCAATGCGCGATGAATTCGGCTTTACGCGTCTTATAGTAGCGACGCGCCCCCGCTGCTAATTCAGGATCGGCGCGCAACGCGGTCAATTGCTCGATCCGCCACGCAAATACGCCTAGATAATTCGGCGGCCATTCCTCATGAGACAACGGAACCGGCTTCCACGGTTCCACAACCGCTGCAATCGTGACAGGCGGATCAAAAATATCTGCGTTCGTATCAAAAAACACGATTGACAACCATCGCAACGACCATTAGAGATTGGTGTATCAACGAAGGGACGCACCAATGACCGCCAACGAAATCGCAATCGAACTTAATGAGACGATCGACATGATCACGAACGTTGTTGCCCATAGCGGTTATGTTTGGTTCGATCTGAACGGCGCGGCCTATTCGGCAAAGCTTAGCCGGGGCAAGTTTCTCACCAAGAATATGCGTCGCGATTGATGGCGTGCCCTTGCGGAAATGAGAAAACGAAACGATGCGCCGCGTGCGGTGCCGATTTTTGTGATCGGCATCGTTTTTCATATGTGGACGGCAACAACGGATCGATAACGAAATATGCGAAAGAGTATTGCGCGCGCTGCTATCGGATCGAATACCCTGACTAACCATTGATCATCGCCGCGTAGCGATCCGCAGCGGCATCCACAGATGTCGAAGCCGGCAATGCAGCGTCACCTACCGGGCGCGCGTTGTCGGCTCGCCAGTGCGGGTTATCGGGCTCCATCATGCCGGTATATTTGGCGAGCATGTCGATCCCGGTCATTTTGGGATGCAACCGCAATTTGAACGATCGGATAAGGAACGGATTGCGCGGGTCCATTTCGATATCGAGCGACTGAACCGCCGCCCATTGCTCCGTCGTCACGTTTTCCAGATTGA